CGGATATTAATCATGTAGTCCGTATAATACTTGCACTTTTCAAGCATGGCGTCCTTTTGTTTCTTATAACGCGTCATGGTTGGCTTTAGAAACATTTGGGATAGTTCCTTTGATTTGGCAGTCTCCTCCGGCAACGCATAATGAGCGTAAATATCTTGAATACTCATAGTCACAATCGGCAACATTTGGTTTTCTACCTTAATGGTATCAATAGAATCTTCGCCATAGCTGAACTGCACTATCTTATTTTTATTTGTGCGAATAGTCATGTCATAACTAACCATGAGATCTTCAAGACCCTTAATCAATCGTCTTTGAATGTATCCAGTGGTGGATGTCTTGACCGCAGTATCAATCAAACCAACACGACCACCCATTGCATGAAAGAACAACTCTTGTGGGGTAAGGCCGTTGATGTAGGAATTCTCTACAAACCCACGCGCACCAGGCGAGTCGTCATACTTTGCAAAATGTGGCAACGTACGTTGGTCGAACCCATATGGAATACGCTTTCCATCCACGTTCTGTTGGCCCAAGCAGGAAATCATTTGAGAGATGTTGAGGTCGCTACCCTTAGACCCAGCATTTACCATCACAACAAATCGGTTGTCCTTGCTCAAGCTCTCAAGACCTATCTTGCCTGCCTCAGATGATGCCTTATTCAAGATATTATTGACTTGCGTCTCAAACTCTTCCACATTGGTCTTGCCAGTATTATTCTCAAATATACCCAATTGAGTTTGATCAATCAGGTTTTTCACGTCCGTCTTTTTCTTAGTAATGACCTCAACGATTGCATTGTTCGTTTTCGCATCAGAAATCAAATCGCTGATTCCAACGCTGAACGAGCTTGACTTCATGTATTCCGTCACAATATTCTGCAAGTCATCAATAAATTGCGACGCATGCATGTTGCCGAAATCATTGCAAGTGCGTTGAATTAAGCCCTTCGTGCCACCTCCTAGCACCCCCTTGTCTAGTTGGCCTCGAATGTATTGCCCGTTCTTTATTTCCAAGACGCTATTGGACTTGGTTATGTCGTCCTTGCTATCTACGAATGCCTTGGTTTTGTATTTTAGCGACAACGGAGGCATGATTTGGGATAGCAAGTCAAAACTGGATATGACGCCACCCTTTGCTAATAACTCCGCGTCATTTACGCGATTAAACATCATGAGTAAGTTCATGGCTTCGCGTGGTGTGAAGTTTACGTTTTCTCTTGTAAAACGATAGCAACCAAGCATTGAGTCCTGGAAGATACCAATGATTGGGGAATTATTGGCTGGACTAATTATTTGGTAAGGAACCGCTGCCAAATTTCGCAGCTCCGATTCCGCCTCCGCATCTTGCGGCATATGCAAATTCATCTCCGAAATCTTCTATGTTTCCATAGAAGCCGGACTATACCTTGTGCCTTATCAGGTTGATTAGACCATCATATAAGACCCGCGACCATCTAGTCTCTGAACCTTCTCCATATCCTATCATAACGGACTTAGGAGCTTGGCTGCGGATTGCCCAATCCTCTTGCGTTTTTACCATTGTGTTCGGCAGTTAACCGAGTTCCCTCATAATATTTCTACTATGAGGTGGTAGCAAGAGGCTCTAAGGGGTTTCCCGCAATTTGGTTACGTTGCCATTCCTGTAAATTTAGTATAAATTGTCTCGCTCTATTTTTTAATACTTCTGTGGTATCACTTTTACCTACAAACGTTGCTCGTATTTTATTAATGACAATTCGCACATATTCGCTGTTATTGGTATTATTTCTAACAACACGAATATAGCTATCTATTTGATTATCATCAATAATTACGTTTTTGAAAAGTTCATATTTTTTAGACAAATGTTGTTTCTGTGTTAGTCTTGACCGATTTTCACGATGACTTGCATCATCATAAAACGTCTTTAACCTGTCAGATATCAACTTTTTGGTGTAGTCACTTTTTGGTTGTGGTAATGACTTTTGCTGAGGTGAAATACTTGTTCTCCAAGTATACTCGCCCTTAACATCTGTAAAGCCCTTACCGCCATCAGTTAAATTATAACCATTGGGAAACTTAGAATCAAATTTAGTTATGAAATACTTTTCTTGGTCGTCTAATTCACTCACTAAACATGTGTGAATTTTCTCGCAAGTAAAGTTCTCTTCACCATATTTTCTTATAGCAGAATTCAAATAACTACATTGTGTCTTTTTACTTGAATTTGCCTCATGTATATGGTCTTTGAGTCTTCCTAAGTATCCAAATGGTCTATATTTACCATGATTCAATCTGTGACTACGTGTTTGTCCTATATAAATCTTTTCATTTGCATTGTTGGTTATTTTGTAGATTTCGCCAACAACTTTATCATTTTCATGTTTGTCTAGTATCATACTAATATTACGAGATATTTATTTATACCATTTAAGGAATGACTAGGTGGTTATATTAGCTCATGTATCTTTGCTCATACACATGCTAGTAGATATTACAATGTTTTCCCCACTAGGTTTTATCTACAACCTAGCAGGCAGCCACCTGTTTGGGACAAGATTTATCCCCATCGAAATCCGCGTTGTATGGTTTGGTGTCCGCAACGTTCATCCTAAATGTGTCACCGCGCTTCATAATGCGCGCAATATGACACATCATACTCATTCTGTGCAACGTAGGCTGACGATTAAACAGCACAGGGTCGCCGTCCATCATATGACGATGCACGATGTCCCCCTCTTCCAAAACGAGCGATTCTCTGTCAACATATCGCAAGGTAATGGACTCGCCATTCTTCTTCTCAAGAATCTTTGCTCCAGGGTGGACTAGAGGTCCATTTAGAACAAGTTTTGTCAAGAATGCCTTGTTGATTTTATTAACAACGACCGGCTTGGTGATATTTTTGGCGATTTTCATCGGAATACCCAACTCGCGAATGGAGATGTTTGGGTCAGCAGTAATAACAGAACGGGCACTAAAGTCCACGCGTTTTGCCATAAGGTTGCCTCTCATTCGTCCACCCTTGCCATTCAATCTATCCTTGATTGACTTGAGCGGTCTGCCAGAACGCGTGCAACACTCGCCACCAGGAATCTTGTTGTCCACAATGCACGCAACATAGTATTGCAGAAGCGTCGTCCAATCGTCGATTACGGGTGCATTGCTTTGAATTTTTTCTTGAAGTGTTTTGTTTGTTTTTATGATATTAACCAAGATGTGACTCAAATCGTCCTCACTGCGTTGCTGCGCGTCGTGTTTGACCGAAGGTCTAACTGCGGGTGGGGGAACCGCCATGACTTGACAAACCATCCAATCTGGACGAGACCACAATGGACTGAATCCCATAAAGGTCACATCCTCGTCAGATATGCGCTTGAAAATCTTCAACACGATCTCGGGAGTCAGCTTAATAACGATATTTTGTTTGTCCTCACCTTCGCCAGTATTTTCCCACTCGGCGATAATGCTTGCGAGCCCTTCTTTGCGAATCTTTCCGGGCTGTAGGCAACCGCATCCGTCTTCAGTATCTTCGCCGCAACGCTTCACCTTGCTTGCTAAAGGAAATACATACTTCCATCGTCCATCTCCTACCAACTTTAAAGCTTGTTTATATTTTTCCTTACTGATGAGCAACTTACTGCATTTGAAACATACACATCGCAAAATTTTTTGTATGGTGCTTAAATATTGTATGTAAAAGACAGGCCTAGCCAACTCAATATGTCCGAAATATCCGGGGGTTTGCATATAATCTAACCCGTCCGTGGGACAAATGAGCCCTGGCTCAAGCACACCCATGCGAGGGTCAAAGAGTCCACCGATCACTGGCTTGTTGTTAATATATGTATCGCGACTCGTAATTTCTGCAACGGAACCTTTACGAATCTCATCTGGCGATAATATACTAAACTGGATGCCAATAATCTTTGAACTAGTATGTTGCGTTTCCATCTTGGACATCTCCTTATAATACATTAATATATTTAGATTCTTTCCAATCAATTTTTATTTTAATTATTTAGTTAATATATAATGCCGAAGAAGATTTATGATGTGCAATATAAGCCTGATGGAGAATCACTTGCACCTCAAGGATATACGATGGGGAAAAAACTTAGAAATCAAATGGTTGTGTGGTTTAAAGAAATAAATTCTGCTCCTGCAGCAGCTGGCACGGGTATTCTTAACTTAAATAGCCTTGCAGACGCACTTCCATTGGCACAAGAATTGATGCGTACTGGGCGTATACAAGTAGGATACGACGGAGACGTGGATGAGCTTATCAATAAGGTGAACAATCTGGGTATGGGTGGTGGCAGGACGCGCCGACGTAAATCGCGTAAGTCCCGCAAGTCGCGTAAATCGCGCAAGTCTCGTAAATCACGCAGGTCCCGCAAATAATTTATAGATATACTATAAATGGTACTAATACAATATACTGCATGGCTCTCATTATTCGTACAAATAACTACTGGCTTAATTGACTACTATGTACTAAGCTTACCAACAATAACACCAGATCTTAAATTGTTGCACGACCTACTTTTAGTTGAATTTATAGTTCAACTGGTAGAGGGCGCTTTCTATGTGTGGCTCGTATTCGCTATATCTAGCATCGCAAACATTACACGCCATCGTTATTGGGACTGGTTCATTACGACACCGACTATGTTAATTACATTTTCAACCTTTTTGATTTATTTAAGGTTCAAGGAGAGTGGCATAACCAACATGCCGTCATTTATAAGCATTATAAATGACAACCTGAAGACATATTCGTCAATAGTTTTATTGAACGCAACAATGTTGATATTTGGATATTTAGGGGAACTCAAGAAAATATCCTTGTTTACATCCGTATTTGGAGGGTTTATCCCCTTTTTCATCATGTTCTATATTATTTATGAAAATTTTGCAAAATATACTGATTTAGGCACCACGATGTTTTGGTATTTTATTATTGTTTGGGGGTTATATGGAGTCGCCGCATGTTTATCTTACAAATTAAAGAATGTATCCTATAATATTTTAGACTTGTTTGCAAAGAACTTTTTCGGATTGTTCTTGGCTTATATATTGTATTCGAGTTATACGAAATAATTGTGGGTCTTTTACAAAAAAAAATGATTTAGAATTATGATTATTATTTATATATATAGTTAATAATCATGGCAAGAGAGATTCAAATCAAGCGTACTAAGAAGGTAAAGGAGCCCGTCCAAAAGAAAAAGAAGGTGGAAAGTTCGGACAGCGAGGGTGATAACGGGTCCAATGACGACGAGGAGGACGACGAGATGGATGAGACTGAATACAGAAAGTTTTTAAGTAAGATATTCCCATCTAAGCATCTTGACAAGAAGATTGCTGCTGGAACAAGATTGAAGAAAAAGATTCAGGAGTTGGAGGAGGGCGAAGAGGAGGAGGATGAAGAGGAAGAGGAAGAGATCGAAAAGCGCCCACGTAAAAAGGATTCCAAGAAAAAGAAGGTAAGTAAAAAGAAGCAAGTGGTTGAGAGCGAGTCTGACGAGGAGGACGCAGATGATGCAGATGACGAGGAGGAGGATGACGATGATGATGATGGCTCGCCCACTTCCAAAAGTGCAAAGAACTTTAACATCATATTTACTATTGGTAATGGTGGTGGCGAGTATGAAGATGATGAGGAGGGCGAGTGGGAAGATTATGATGAGGACGAGGATTCTGATTATGTTGAAGAAACTGAAGACGAAGACGAAGATGTCTCTGATTCCGATACTGAAGACGAAGAGGAAGAGGCAGAGGAGGAGGAGGAGGAAGAAAACATCGTCATTAAAAATAAAAAGAGCGCCAAACAAGGTAAGAAATCTGATGCGGTTCATAAGGAAGAGCCGGCTGTTGTAGCTAGTGAACCTTCAAACAATAGCACTGAATTCATGAACCAGTTGAAGGAGCTTTATGAAAAGAACAAAAGCAATGCCATGGCAAAAGAATGTCTTAAGATATGCGAACAAAACATCAAGAAGATTGAAAAGAAGGAGGAGAAAAAGAACGTGAAGCGCCAAGCTAAAAATACGCGAATCTTCCGCAAGATCGTAAAGGACAAGAATACGATGAACGATTTTGAATTCTTCAACAAGTTGCAGGTTGAAGAACAAAAGAAGATTATCAAAGAGCTTCGCGAAATCAACAAGATTACGCGCATTGAGAAGCCATATCGTCTTACGTTGCTTGAATCAGACATGCCCGTGTTGTTTAAGGGCGCAGCCATGAAAAAGATTAATTCGTTGCGATACATGGAACCTGGTTCCGGCGAATACTACAAAATCAAGAATTGGGTAGATACGTTCATGCGCATTCCATTTGGAAAGTATCAGACGTTGCCGGTTAACATTGACAATGGAGTGGAGCAATGCCACGATTTCATGGAGAACGCCAAGAAGACACTTGATGCTGCAGTATATGGTCTTAACGATGCAAAGATGCAAATTATGCAAATGATGGGTCAGTTGATTACAAATCCATCAAGTATTGGAACGGCGATTGCGATTCAAGGCCCAATGGGAACCGGCAAGACCACACTTGTCAAGGAGGGTATTAGTAAAATCCTCAACCGACCCTTTGCGTTCATCGCGCTCGGTGGCGCAACAGATAGTAGTTTCTTGGAGGGTCACTCGTATACTTACGAGGGTAGCACTTGGGGCAAGATAGTGCAAATTCTTGTGGATAGCAAGTGCATGAATCCAGTCATCTATTTCGACGAGCTTGATAAAATCAGCGATACGCCAAAGGGCGAAGAGATTGCAGGCATTCTTACCCACTTGACCGACACTTCGCAGAATAGCCAATACCACGACAAGTATTTTGCGGAGGTTGATTTTGACTTGAGTAAGTGCCTATTCATCTTTAGTTATAACGACGAGTCAAAAGTCAATCCCATCTTGCGCGACAGAATGTATAGAATTCATACCAAGGGATATGATAAGAAGCAGAAGACAATTATCTCAACTAACCATCTCCTGCCAAAGATTCGCGAGCAAGTAAAGTTTAGCGAGAGCGAAATTATTATTCCAGATGAAACGCTTCATTACATCATGGAAAATCATTGCAATAAGGAGGACGGCGTTAGAAATATGAAGAGATGTTTAGAAATTATCTACACCAAGTTGAACCTTTACAGATTAATGAAGCCTGGCACCAATCTCTTTGAAGAGAGCATGACACTCAAGGTGGAGTTTCCATTCAAGGTTACAACTGACATAGTTGACAAGTTGATAACAAAAGAAAAAGAGGACAACATATCATTTCGTGGAATGTATGTTTAAGCACAACGCGTGTGAAATATTATAAAAATAATCAACCAAAAATAAAAAAAATAGTATTATTCTATTATATAATGGCAGCAATGGATTTTAGTCGTTTTTGCACACCCGCGCAGTTATATTTGATTTTAGCAGGAATCAGTTTATTAACTGCTTTTTTCAATGATTTCAAGGTAATTACTTTGGTCGTGAATGGTCTCTTCGTTTTAATTTGGGGATGGATTTTGAACTGGTTGTGTTCAAAGGGACTTAAGGCTATTTCTTGGATATTAGTCTTGCTCCCTTTTATTCTCTTCATCTTCACTTTTTTCTTTGCAAAGGACATAGTCTCTAATGCCGCTCATGCAGAGGGATTTTGCACGGCAGATGATGTTACCAAAATTAACGACATTTTCAGCACGTTACAGACTTCCATGCAAAATAGACCCGAGCAGCCCCAAATTGATAGTGCATTAATGACGTTTAAAACTGCTTTGGATGGTATTACCAAAGAAGTGACCCCGCCAGCGATGGGAACTAACTAAATTGCTTTATACACTAGACAGCATATAACATAATAACAAATATATAATATCAAAAATTAGATGATATTATATTTCAACCAACAACCAGCAAAAAGAATTTAATATTCAGAGTAAGGAACATTGTTTCCACCACGAGAGATCAAGTAGTTATATTGGTTGGTAGTCATGCAAGCGCATCCACTGCTGTTGGAATATGCGTTCGGGCAGCACTCAGGTTTAAACGGCGTATTCGCAAACATGGATAATTGCCCCTCAGGCAAAGGGATTTGTTGTGGGGCGCGGTTTAATATATTCGCGACACCAGGGGGCAATGGTTGTCCGGGAGTAACGACCAAATTGGGCGTAAACCAGCTGTCCGTATTTACAGGAGTATTATTGTCCAAGCTATACATGGCCGATTGCCCGTTATTTGAACTTGCACCAAAGAATCCTTCTACATTAGAATATCCTAAACTGGATGCCATTTTACCGGGTATGCTACTAGAGCAAGACATGCACGTGTGTCCAAATATTAAAAATAATATTATACCTATCGCAATAATGATTTCTAACCTAAATTTTATTCCTCCTACAGATATCTCCATGTTATACATATTTAATAGATAATAATTTTAATCGTGATAGTTCTAAATACGCGAATCGACGTAATCGTTATAATCATTCACCTTCTTTCCGCCAACATAAAAATAACCTTTATTTGTCAATAAATGATATACCACATCTGTGTTTTTTGCTAAATTATTTGGTTTGTATATATTTGCCTTATTTTTAATCCGAGTTTTATCAATTTTCACTATACCGCGCACAACGACTCCATCGGGAAGTCTAATGCAAACCGGTATTTTATTAATTGGCATTGTGTCGCCCGATTCCAAGACAATTTCTACATCCTCCTCAAACCCACCATCATAGTATTCATGTATATATTCCAATGACGTTGGAACAACCCCATGCTCGTTTTTATATGTCTCGTCTAAAACTACTTTGACATCGTCATATATTTCATCCCAGTCAACAAATATAGTATCCTTTATCGTGAACTGCTTTGTCGTGGTATTCATGCAATATATATATGGTTGGTTGTAGCGGTCTAATAGCTTTGCTTGCGGATGATCGCACACAAATACCCATTTATTATTGTGTTTTACTGCATGTTTTGCACTTACTATAACCCCGTTCAAATCGTACATATTTACTCCTCGCGCATCCAACTTTAATGTAGCCGTTACTATACCGCCATCGCACAGCACGTCGCCTACACATATATCGCAAAATGGTTTAGTTGCATTGTTAAGCAATACTACAGGCGTATCTTTATCAAAACACATACGCGGAACATCCGGTAATCCAGGAATGACTCCATCTTGCTGAATCCCTAAATTAATTTGCAAAAAAGCAATGATAAATAATAACAGACCAAGGATAGTAAGATAAAAAGATGTATATGTTCCTACAAGCGCAGCGACATAGAAAAATAAGGGTGGCCAGAAAAAGAAAACTACAACCATGATAATAATCAAGGCAATCAATACTGCAACTAATATAAGTAATACCTGTATCGCGCTAGTAACTATTACTCCTAAAACCGACTTCATGGCAAGTATAGAACCAAGACCGGTATATATACTAGCTTGCATAATGCCAACCACTTTTGCCATCGTATCCTTGAATGCAATTATTATTTGTTGCATTGGAACTAAAAAATTTATCAGCCGACCCATGATATCTTTTAGAATTACCGCAAACTTCTCTCTGATCGAGTTTGTCATCTGTCTTATTTGTTTAATCGCAAGTAAAATTACTTGGAACACTTTCAAGAACGAACTCGTCATATAATCAAACGGACTGACTGCTCGTTTGGTAATCGGTTTAAGCATTTCCTGAACACATTGGGTGAAATTGTCTTGGGTAAATTGAGTAGCCGTTTTATCATCCGGTTTATTAATGAGTCCAGCAAAGGGTATTACTTTTGGACTGCATCTATATTTAAGCCAATTATCTTTTATTGGTTGAACGTTTGTCATAATAGTATAATATCCGTGAATCCAAAATAAAATGGTTAACAATACAATACATATTATTATTGATGTTCCATATTGGTCAAAATATGATAAATTCTTATATAAATGTTTTATTTTTCTTGCACTTTCTAGAATAGGTTTATCCATATAATATGTTAATAATAAAAGAACCAGTCATTAAACTATAAATATCAAATAACGCTCATTTGATATTTACGCCTTTAGACATTTATGGACGGGATTCACGACTTCCTAAATATGATAATATTTGTTTTTAACGAGTCTTTCTACCCCGATATCGGCGTGAATAAGACCTCTTAGCGCGTTTTTTTCGTGTAGATCGTGAGCGTACCTTGCGAGTTCGCTTCTTACCGCCCCTGAAACGTCTATCGTGAAATCCCCAAGCATCATCGTCGTCTTTTACATCGGTTGCCAATGACCTTTTGTAGTCCATATATGTAGTAGGAGAACCTCTATTTGTAGTTGTTGAAGATTCCTTGAATACCTGCGCCGGTCTCTGCGCAATTGGTTTAAAGATATTATTGGAACCACGATCGAAACCCAAACTAGTGTTCACCTCAATCGGACTAAATGGACGGCCTAAATCGCGGTCGTATGTTACTATGGGCGACGTGCCTCGTATTCCATACATAGCAGTCATCGTTGAAGGCGATGCATTTGCCCTTCTAGATTGTACGGGTATTGGTGGTTTGGTTATATATTTGGGTTGTTCGGATTTTACTACCGCAATGGGTGAAAATCTGATAGTATTCGCCTTGGGTTTTTTTGAACCTAGTGGCACAAAATTCTTATTCTCTTTTTTCAAGCCTTCTTCGTATTCATCGCTATTCATATAGTCAAAATTATAAACATCCGCCATATTATAGGTAAAGAAAATCTATAATATGTTAAGAAAATCGTACAATAAAATAAAAATATTCACCCTTAAAATTTATTTTTGTAATGCTCGTCATCCTCCCAATCCCAAAACATCATATCACCAATCTTCATTTTATGGTCATCCGTAATTAAACAACTAAACCACTTCACCTTTTTATTTTTAGCGATTACAGCATCCGGATGATTCTTCACTTGGATAAATTTGCCATCCGCATCTGCTACCAAGTGTGATCCCGTCACATAAATAGTTTCGCCATTTACACCTTTCTTCGGGAACTTATAGTATACTTCATTTGCATAATTGCCTATCTTCATGACAGAGTGAACCATGCTGCCATTTTCCAATATATCGCCTAAACCCAAGTCCTTCATTTTTTTAATGGTGCCATCTTGTAATTTTAATTTGGTAGTAGGAAGGAAACAAACCGCGCGAACCAAGACACCCGGAGGACCAGCCCACATACTTCTAACGGACATCATGGACCCTTCCACCATATGCATCAGCGCGATGGTTATGCCCATTATTTTGCCAACCACATCTTTTATCCCCAAGATTATACGCTGGAATTCAATAATTATATTTGTAAATACACCAAACACGCCCCCAACTATACCTGTAATTTGGTCTCGTATATAATTGAACATGTTGCGAATATTAGAAATATCGCCTACAATATTGCCGGAAATACTAGATAATCCAGATAATATGTAGTTAATCGGCTGCAATAGATATGACATAAAATTGGTTTGCATATTTTGCACACAATATATAAAATCACTTGAAATGTCATCCGATAATGGCATGTACATGGGATTACACCTATATTTGGGCCAGTTATCCTTAATTTCTTTTATTTTTGTAAAATAATACATGGCAAATATTTGTAATACAAATGCAAGATTAATATATATAAAATTTATCCATGCGCTTCCTTTCGGCATACTTTATATTATTATTATATATTTCTTGAAAAAAAATACATAATTTGACGTGTTTACCTTCTTCTTGTCCTTCTTGACTTTTTTCCTTTCATCATTTTTCTATATTTCACGCTTCTTCTGCTTCTTCTGCTTCTTCTGCGCGTTCGCTTCTTTGATAAACGACGAGTACGACGACGCTTCATACCACCAACTTTTACAACAGCATTATCATATGTTGATGCACTTACGGCATTTGCAAACAATTTTGCGGCAGCAACGTTATTTGCTTGAGCGTTTGCCGTATCCGTACCAAGAGGTAGAGGGGCTACCACTATATCTCCGCCTTTGTAAGACAAACTTTTTTGGCGTCTTCGACGACGGCCACCAGTTTTTGTTGTTGCATTTATCAAAGCTACTTGTGCTTTGGTTGCATCATTTATTTGTGTAACAGAATCTTTAGAACTTTGAGGGATATTGGGGTCAACTTGAAAATCTACTGCGGCGCCAAGAGATAAATTTTGCGACGACGAACTCATTAATCTATATTTAGAATTTAAATTAGAATTTGCAAAATAACAGATATAAAAATAACATACTTATTTAATAAATATGGAACCAGTACACATGGACGATAAGACGCGTCTACAATTGCAAAATATGATAAAGGCAAATAACGCAGAAGACCAAACTAGCCTTATCCGTGAGCTAAAGCATAGCGAAATATTCAAAAAGGATATTGCGACTCTTTTGAGTTTGAAGGAGAAATATGCCAACGACCAAGATAAATTGCATATGGAGTGTATGATTGAGTGCAGTTTCCTGTTCAATTACTACACCGACTTGTATAATAAAATACGCAAGGACGAAATTAATTTGGAGATTTTATATCAATTTTTGGATGTGCTAAAGAAAATTGAGGATGGTATGGTCGACCAGCATGAAGGGTCTTTTATGGTGGGAACACTATTAAAGAAAATTTACGTGGATAGCGCTCTTAAAAAGGCGGAAAAGTTAGACAAGGAACACGCAGCAGACGCAACCAATACTCCAGCCATCGTTAGAGAAGATCCCGTCGAAATTTCGTGGAAACAATTCAAACGCATGAAAAAAGCTTAAACATATATCATAAGTATTATTA